CCGAACTTCCTGTAAGACCAAAAGTAAAACGCATCACTTGGGGGGGCTCGGTGATGGTTATGGGACGAAAAGTGATCCCGATCGCGATAAAACAGGCTAGGGGGACACACCGGCCCTGTCGAGATCGGGAAACTTACGTGGCGTCTTCAAAGAGACCGCTGCCGCCTGTCTGGTTGAACCGGCGAGCTGTGGGGATCTTTCGGCACATGGTGCGGCGCCTCGAGGCGGTTGGGTTGGCTTCTGGGACACATACGGAAGCGCTGGCGCTTTTAGCCTGTCACATGGAAGAGGTTGAGCGGTTCGACAAGATATTGAACGAGGTGGTTACCGTGGGTGGGGAACAACAAAACAACTACGTCTATAAGACAAACACCGCTACGGGGGCGGTTATCTTAAAGGAAAACCCGGTGGTACGGCTGCGTGATAAGGCGGCGCGGCGCGTTCACTCACTGCTCACCGAGTTTGGTTTGACTCCAGCTTCCTCACAAAAGATCGGCGCGAAGAAACAACTCAAGGGTAAGAATGAATTTGATGGTTTTTAGATGACATACGTTGAGATCGCCGACAAGTATTGTGGTGACGTGCTTAGCGGAACGATCCCGGCAGGAAACCTGGTAAAGCTCGCGTGTCGTCGTCACCTGAGAGACATCGCGCGCCAGGGTGATTCAGATTTTCCATATACATTTAACCCGGTGTTGAAGAACGGCAGGGGAAAGCCCTACCGTCCTGCGGAACGGCGGTGTTCTTTCTCGGAGAAACTTACTCACGTTAAGGGAAAGTGGGCCGGGAAGAAGCTGAAACTCTCCCCGTATCAGGTCTTCATCCGGTGTGCTATTTGGGGGTGGGTCCGTAAGAAGGACGGCAAGCGGCGCTTCAATACCACATACATTGAGATCCCGCGGAAGAACGGAAAGTCGATAGACGGGGCAGATGCGGGACTTTACATGCTGGCGGTAGACGGGGAAAAGGGTGCCGAGGTGTACTCGGGGGCTACCTCTGAGAAGCAAGCGCTGGAAGTCTTTCGACCCGCGTGGCAGATGGCAAACAATGCACCGAACCTTCGCGATCACTTTGGGATCTCTCTCTCGGGAAACCCAAAGAACCCGACGTGCATCTACCAGCTTTCCGACATGTCGCGGTTTGAACCGATCATCGGAAAACCAGGTGAGGGGTCGTCACCCCACCTTGCCATCATCGATGAGTATCATGAGCACCGGACCGCCGAGCAGTACGACGCGATGGAGACTGGCATGGGGGCGCGGGAGCAGCCGCTCATGCTGGTCATCACAACGGCCGGCACGGACACCTCAACACCCTGCTATGACCTGCACGTTCGAGCGGTGAAGGTCTTGGAAGGGACGATTGAGGACGAGTCGTTCTTTGCCATCATCTACGGGATTGATGCCGAGGACGACTACCGGGATTTTGAGAACTGGAAAAAGGCGAACCCGAACTACAACGTGTCGGTGAACGCGGATTACTTGCAACGGAAATACCGCGAGTCCCTGACCAACGTCAGCAAGCAGAACATTAACTTCTGCAAGCACCTGAACAGGTGGATGAACGCCGGGGTCGCCTGGATGAACATGACAAAGTGGGCGGCCTGCGAGGACAAGTCGTTGCGCTTTGAAGATTTCAAGGGGCAGACCTGCTACGCCGCGCTAGACCTCGCGAGCAAGATCGATGTCTGCGCGGCGGTGTTTATCTTCGAGATGGAGCGGGGGTTCGCCACCTTCGGGAAGTACTACCTGCCGGAAGACACGGTCCAACTCGCGGGGAACGAGCACTATGCCAAGTGGGTGAAGGAGGGCTGGATCACCGAGACCTCCGGTGCCCGGACGGATTTCAAGTACATCGAGGACGACCTGAAGGTGCTCCATGCGGATTGCCCGATCGTGGAACTTGGGTACGATCCCCGTGAAGCGACCTACCTGATCAACAACGTGGCCGAGTGGCTGGGCGTGGAGCGGTGCGTGGAGATCAACCAGGGACCGGCGCTGATGAGTGAACCGATGAAGGAACTGGAGGCGCGGGTCGCTGACCAGAAGCTGTGGCACAATGGTGACCCGGTGATGACGTGGATGATGGGGAACGTCGTCAAGAAGCAGGGGCGGCAGTCCGGGCCGGTTAAGTACTACTACCCGACGAAAGAGAAAGCAGAGTTTAAGATCGACGGGCCGGTCGCCATGATTATGGCCCTATCGAGGGCGATGCTGAAGCAGGGTCCGGCGGTCTCAGCATGGGAGCTTCCCGAAGCGCAAGTCCTGACGTTCTGAGGAGATAAGATGAAAACTGCCGAGGCCGTTCGGTCCCTGGTGGGGAGGGTGAGAGCGGGGTTTGACGTCCGCGACCTGATCGTCCTGTGCGGTCTGGTGCTGTTTGGGTACGGCCTGTACCTGCTCCAACCGTGGGTATCATTCACCGTGTGCGGAGCGCTGATCCTGGCGGGAGGCATCTTGATGGAGCGGAAACATGGGACTCGTTGACCGCCTTCGGCCACAAGCTTCTCGGAGCATGTCTCCGACAGACGACCAGTGGTATTCTCCGGGCGGGGCGTTCTTCGGCGGTGCTGTTCCGACTTCAACCGGGGTGCCGGTAAACTCCGACTCTGCCCTGCGTCTCTCAACGGTGCAGAGCTGCGTGCGGGTGCGCGCCTTCACGATCGCGATGCTGCCCTGTCACCTGATCGAGGTGGGTACGAAAGCCAGGGCTACGAACTACCAGCTCTATGAGCAGTTGCACGACCAACCGAACCCATGGATGACGGCTTGGGACTTCTGGGGCATGTGCGAGGCGCATGTCTGTCTCCGGGGAAACTTTTACGTCTACAAGGTAGGCCTTCCCGGCCGGCCGGTCCAGATGCTCGTTCCTCTTAGCGGAGATCGGGTCCAGCGCGTTGAGCAGCACGAGGATTACACGCTGACTTATCACGTGCGGGTCGGGGGCGAGGTGGTGCGGGTCCCGGGCGAGCGGATCATGCACTTCCGGGGGCTCACCCTGGACGGGGTAAATGGAGTGAATCCGATCGAGTACGCGCGGGAGACGATCGGGCTGGGGATGGCGAGCACGGAGTTCCTCGGCCGGTACTTCGGCCGTGGCTTGCACCCCGGGGCGGTGATCAAGCACCCGCTGTCGCTTAGTACCCAGGCGCATGCGAACTTGAAACAGGCTCTTACCGAGAAGTACGCGGGCCTGGGCAAGACGCACGAGCTGATGCTGATCGACGAAGGGATGGACATCGAGTTCCCGAAGGTGACGCTCGTGGACGCGCAGTTCCTCGACCAGATGAAGTTCAGCGAGGCGCAGGTCTGTGGACTGTTCCGCGTGCCGTTGATGCTCATCCAGAGCGGGGACAAGGCACCCACGTACGCGTCGGCTGAAGAGTTTACCCGGTCGTTTGCGATGTTCGGGATTACACCGGACGTTGTGAACTACGAGAAGGTCATCCGGCGTGACCTGCTGTCGCCCGAGGAGAGGAAGTTATACTACCCGAAGTTCTCCCTGGACGCGTTGCAGCGAGCCAACTTCCTCGACCGGATGCAGGGGTATCAGATCGGCGTGAACGCCGAGATCATCAACCCGAACGAGGCGAGAGAGCTGGAAGACAAGCCGCCGTACGCGGGCGGGAATACGTACCGCACGAGGACGAGCACGGTTAAAGAAGCGAAACCACCGGACGGGGGTAAGAAAAGATGAGGCCGACCTATCGCAACGCTAAGAACGCACAGGCCGTTTCCCGGTTCTGGGGGAAGTCGCTGGAAAAGCCGGACTGGTACTCGGTGAAGGCGCAGTCAGACGACGAGGCCGAGATCATGATCTACGACGTCATCGGCTGGCCCTACAACGATGCGACTGAGTTGGTTCGCGCGATCAACGGGATCAAGGCGAAGACGATCTTGGTGCGGATCAACTCTCCCGGCGGCGACGTGTTCGACGGCACGGCGATCTTCAACGCGCTGGCGAACCATTCCTCCCGGGTAGTGACCCGTGTCGAGGGGGTCGCTGCGTCGATGGGCTCGGTGCTGGCGATGGCCGGTAAGGAGGTCCAGGCGTACTCGAACACCATGCTGATGATCCACGATCCTTGGGTCCTGACGATGGGGAACTACCACGACTTGCGGGAGACCGCCGATCTCTTGGAGAAGATCGGCGGAAACCTGTTGGACATCTACCTCGGAAAGACGAAGACCGGGAAGAAAGAGATGAAGCAGATGATGGCCGACGAGACGTGGATGACGGCCAAGGAAGCCGAGGAGAAAGGTTTCGTCGACACCGTGCTGACCTCCGGTAAGGCGGTTAAGGCTCAGTTCGACCTGTCGATGTTCTCAAACGTTCCTGACTTACTCGCTCGGGAGGCGCGTCGCACGCCGACGGATCGCGAGTTGGAGAAGGCCCTGCGGGACGCAGGGGTTTCTCGTTCTGAGGCCAAGGCCCTGCTAGCGGGACGCCAGCAGGACCCCGAGGCGGAGACACTCCCTGCGGGACGCAGGGAGGAGACCGCGGTTGAGGAATGCGCTGGGATTGCGGCACTGGCAACAAAAATGACAACGCTATATCAACCTTGGAGGTGACGGGAGATGGAAGAGCTTAAGAAGTTACTGGAGGCGCTCGCGAAGGCTCAGGAAGACTTCCGGGCAGCGACGGAGGAACGGTTCGAGGCGATCGAGCAGAAGGGACACGCGGACCCGCTGCTGACGGAACAGGTCATGAAGATCGCGCAGGATGTGGGGAAGTTGGAGGGCCAGATCCAGGCCAAGACGCAGCAGCTCGACGCCGTCGAGAAGGCGGTCGCCTTGGCCGCCGCTCCTCCGGGGGGCGGGGGGAACAGGACGCCTCGGGTGTATTCTTCGATCGGGCACCAGCTGCTCGACGTGGCACGGGCGGCGAACCCGGACGTTTCCGGGAGCGCTCGCGCGGAGGCGATCGGCCGTCTCAGCAAGGTCCGCGCGGCGGCGACCGGCGCGAACGAGGGGATCCCGTCTGAAGGCGGGTTCCTCGTCGAGAAGGACATGTCCAACGTGTTGAGCGAGGCGGCCATCGCAACCGGCCTGCTCTCGCGGCGCTGCTTCCACATCCCGATCAGCGCGAACGCCAACGGGCTCAAGGCGAACCTGATGGACGAGACGAGCCGGGCGAACGGCTCGCGGTACGGCGGCATCCAGGTCTACCACGCTGCCGAGGCCGCCACCGTCACGGCGACGAAGCCGAAGTGGCGGAAGTTCGAGATGGAACTGCACAAGCTCTTCGGCCTGATGTACGCGACCGACGAGCTGTTGCAGGACGCGACGGCGCTGTCAGCGCTGGTCAACCGCTGGTTCCCGGGCGAGTTCGGGTTCAAGCTGGATGACGTGATCGTCAGCGGTTCGGGAGCCGGCCAGGGACTCGGTATCCTCAACTCCGGGGCCACCGTCTCGGTGCCAAAAGAGACGGGGCAGGCCGCGGCAACCGTGGCGTTTGAGAACATCGTCAAGATGGACGCGAGGCTCTTGGACTCCTCGGAGAACTCCGCGATCTGGCTCATCAACCGGGACATCAAGCCTTCCCTGGCGACCATGACCCTGGCCGTGGGGACGGGCGGGGTGCCGGTGTACCTGCCGGCGAACGCCGCGGCAGGCCGGCCGTTCAACACGCTCTACGGGCGCGAGATGCTCTCCGTCGAGCAGTGCTCGACGCTGGGCACCGTCGGCGACATCATCCTCGCGGACCTGAACGAGATGGTGTTCATCGACAAGGGCGGCATCCAGTCGGCGGTATCCATCCACGTGCAGTTCATCTACGATGAGCAGGTCTTCCGGTGGACGTATCGCTACGACTGCCAGCCGCTCCGGAAGTCGCCGTTGACCCCTTATAAGGGTAGCAACACGCGTGGGCCGTTCGTGACCGTGGCAACTCGTTCATAACCCATCAACAAAGGCCAAAGGGAGGAAATGACATGTTAGCGGAAAACTATAAGATCGTACCGATCATGAACAGCGCGGACGTTTCCACCGGAACGGACTGCGACAGCATCAACATGTCCGGTGCCCACAAGGCGACCTTGATCTTCACGTTCGGGGCCGTCACCACGGACATCACGTTCACGCCGAAGAGCGGCGCAACGGAAGGTGCAAAGACGACCGCCGTTCCTACGAAGTACGCCGCAGGTGGGGCGGTGATCGGCACGGCGGTCGCGGACAGCACGGCGTCCTGTGACGTCCTCACGGCGTGGGCTGCCAGCACCACCACGATCAGCCTTGTGGCGGCTTCCAACAAGTTCATGGTCGTGGAGATCAACGCCGCGGATATGGCCTCGGGCGAGGAGTGGCTGACCGTGACGGTCGCCGCCGGCACTGGTGGCATCTGCCATGCGGTTGCGATCTTGGAGCCTCGTTACTCCAGCAACCGTTCCGGCACTGTTTTGAAGTAAATCACCTGACGGGGCGGTCCTTCGGGGCCGCCCCCCTGATCCTTTCATCCGAGAGGATGGCCGAGAGGCCGGAAGGAGTAGAAGATGAGCACGAAATCCAAGTGGATCAACGGCATCTTGACGTTTTTCGATGGTGGTACTTTCGAGACGGTGAGGCCCCTCGCGCCGTTCGTGTTCGAGGATGACTTCGAGGGCACGGTCATCAGGACCACGGCGGCAGGCGTCGCGGGCTGGACCGTGAAAGATACCAGCGCGGTCGGGGTGGCCCTCCCTGCGATCCTGGTGAACCAGCCCGGCGGTGTGGTCCGCCTTTTGTTGGATGCACAGAGCGAGAAACAAGAATCGGGACTGTATCTCGGCGATGCCTTGAACTTCAACATCGACAAGGGTCCGATCTTCGAGTGCCGCGTGAATGTTGCTGTCCTCCCGACGGGGCAGGCCGAGGTTTACTTCGGGCTCGCGAACGCCTACGTCGAGGGGCCGATCGCAGAGGCGGATGCGGGGCCGACGGTCCACGCTTTCTTCTGCCTGGACGGTGCGGGCGCGGTCACGGTGCATACCGACGATACATCGAACGACAACGATGCCGTTGCTACCGGCGTCACCGCCGTGGCAGGGACGTACAACATCTTCCGGATCGACATGACTACCCCGGCATCCGTGAAGTTCTACATCGACGGTGTTGGGGTTGCGACGGGTACGACCTTTGACATGAGCACGGGGACGAACGTTGTCCTTCAGCCGTTCCTGATGGCCCACAAGGAAGCGGGGACCGGACTCGGGACGGCGGACGTTGACTACGTGCGGGTGTGGAGTCCTCGGTAACCAACTATTTGACGGGGTCGGTCTTCCCGACGGCCCCTTTGTTTCCCCGGAGGGGATGAGATGAAAAAGTACCTCGTTGCAATTTCGATCCTTGCAATCTTCGCCGGGGTGGTCTACGCCGCGGATTCGTCGTCCATCGCGTATCGCGGGAACGATGCCATCCCAGATCGGTTCGGCGGGGTGATGCCGCTGGCGGGCAAGACTCCACGGACGACGATGATCTACGTCGATAATACCGCCAGTACGATTTCTACGCTCGTGGCAAGGGACGGCGGGACGTATTTGGGCGGGTCCGATAACACGTTGACCCCCATAGCAGCCACCATCTCCTGCCCCACAACCGCGACGCGCTGGTCGTTCCAGACGACACCCTCCGCAACGGTTGGTCATGTTCTCCCCGCGGACGGTTCGTGGCAGGTGTCGGGTCCGGACGCCATCGGGTATCTGAAGGGTTATGGGAACGCGGCTTCTGACAACGTTACCTGCGCCGTGACGCTCTGGTACTAGGAGACGCCCTTGAAGGTCACTCTCTACACCGCTCCGACGATTGAACCGGTATCCCTCGCAGAACTGAAGTTGCACCTGCGGTACGACGGTGGAACCTTCGCCGACAACGTAGATAGCACGCAGTCCATCCCCCCCGGCTCCCATGCCATCGCCAATGACTACACAACGCACGTAGGTGCGTCGAAAGAAGTCCTCGGGTACTCCGCAATTGTCCTACTCGAGGCCGGCACGAACGCGGCGACCGGCACGGCGGACGTGAAGATCCAGGAGTCCGATGACGACGCGACGTGGACCGATTGGGCTACCGGCGCGTTTACGCAGGTCACAACAGCGACGGATAACGCCACCTTTGAGAAGGCGTACACCGGGACGAAACGGTACATCCGAACCGTAGCGAAGGTGCTGCTGGCCGCGTGCGAGTTTGGTACTTCGATCGTGCGGAACGCGGCGACCTCGGCAGAGGATGATCTTCTGAATGCCATCAATACGGCCGCACGGGAACACGTCGAGGACATCACGCGGCGGCAGATCATGACGGCAACGTGGGATTACTTCCTTGATGCTTTTCCATCAGGGAACGCGATCGTCCTTCCGTTCGGGAACCTCGCCTCCGTGACGAGTGTGAAGTACAAAGAGGATGACGGCGTCGAGACGACGATGGTCGTTACGACGGAGTACCTTGTCGAGACGAACGGGGAAGATTTCGGACGAATCGTGCTGCCGTACGGGGAGACGTGGCCGAGTTTCACCGCCTACCCGTCGAATCCCATTTCCATCCGATTCGTTTGTGGTTGGACGACGGCCGCGCTGGTTCCTGCGCGCATCAAGAGCGCGATCAAGCTCCTGTGCGCCGACATGTATCGCGGGCGGGGAGATGCGGTGATCGGGCAGTCGGTCGTGGAGAATAAGACGGCGGAGCGGCTTCTCGCATCATGTCGCTTGTGGGGAAACTTTGCATGACGCAGATTGGCAACCTTGACAAGCGGATCACGCTCGAAGCGTCAACGATGGTCGGGGACGGCATGGGCGGATTCTCTGCCTCTTGGATTTCAGTCCTCCCGGTGGGAACGACCATCTTCGCGGCGATCTGGCCGGTGTCGGCGACAGAGCAGATCCGGTCTGCGGCACCGACGATGGTTGCGACTCACCGCATACGCATCAGGTATCGTACCGTACTAAAGGCCTCCTGGCGTGTCCTCTACAACGGACGGTACTTCTCCATCGTGTCGATCACGGACCCGAACGAAGCGCACGAGTGGTTTGACCTCCTCTGTAAGGAAGTCATCGCGTGAAGAACCTCACCACTGCCATCTACGGTAAGTTCACTGGCTCCGCCTTCTCCACGTCTATCGGCGGGCGGCTCTATAAGTCCCGCGCTCCGCAGAATCCGACGTGGCCGTACGCGGTGTACTACCTCATCAGCGACGTGCCGAGAGACACATTCGCAGAGAAACTTGAGGAAGTCATCATTCAGTTCTCGATCTTCTCCGCAGCGTCCGGGTCCACGGAGATCGAGGACATCGTGACGAACCTGAAAGCGTTGTACGATAACTGCTTGCTCACGGTCACCGGGAACACACACATCATGATGAACCGGCAGGGATCATCGTTGGCGAGCATCTCGGCGGACACGGAACTCGGCACTGGGGAATATTGGCAGGCGGATTTGGACTACGAAACCATCATGCAGAAAAACTGAGGGAGGGGCGATGGCGATCGCGTGCAATAAAAACGTCGGCAAGGAGATATGCGAAATTCTCGGACTCGACCTGATGAAAACAAGGAAGGTAAATCTTACATTTGAAGCCGACAGTCTCGTGATGGCGGGTGCGGCGTTCTATGTCGAAACAGAAGAGTACGACAAGATCAAACTCATCTTGAAAAGATACAAGATGGTACCGATTGATTCCCTCCAGACCAAGTTTGCGGAGGACGGAAAAGAATGAGGAAAAAGCTCTCGGAGATCACGCGGGCAGAGTGGATCGGAATAGTGTGGATCGAAGATAGCGAGATGGGCGGCGACGAAAGGACCTTTCTCGATGTGGGGAGGCGGACTCCCACAGAGGCGGCGCAGGCGCGGGAGGAATGGGATACCACGGCGGAGGAACGGGAATCATGCAAAGCGTAGACGAGATCATCAAGTTCGTTGAGGACGCCGGGTCGGACGATATACCGACGTTTGGCGGGAAGCGCGTCGGCGGGATCTTTGTCCAGCAGGTCCCCGATGAGATCGCCCCGTGCATACAGGCCATCCTCGAATCGGGGGAACCGATAAAATCATACCTGGAGATCGGGGTTGCGGCAGGGGGGACGACGTACCTGATGAACCACTACTTTCACCCGGAGACGATCGTGCTGGTTGACACGAACGAACATCCGCGATGCGTCAACCGTCCGCAAGTGCTCGTGGGGATCAGGACGACGGAAGTGATCGGCAAGTCGGGTGATGATTCTGTGCGGGATGCGGTCGTTGGCCTCGGGCACGTGTTCGACGCCATGATGATCGACGGGGTGCATTACTACGAGAACGTGAAGAAGGACGTGGAGATGTACGCCACCCTCCTTCGCGACGGTGGCTTCCTGATGCTCCACGACTCCGCTTTGCATCAATGGGGCGTACCCCGCGTGGTAGCAGAACTGAAGGAGAATCCCGCGTTCGCGTTCATCGGGGAGTGGACTTCGAAGACGATGACTTTGTGTGGAGTCGCGCTGTTTCAAAGGCTCGCATGAAGTTCTCTTTCGGAGTAATGACGAACGACATGATGCGGTTGGACCAAGTGCTTCGTAAATCAGAACTGGATCCGGCCATTCCGTGCCACACGATAAAGAACCCGGACTCGGCGACGAAGGGGTTGAACAAACTCCTTGAGGTCATTGAGGCCGAAGGCGCGGACGTTGCGGTGCTGACACATCACGACGTGTTCTACCGCAGCGGGTGGTTGAAGCAGGTCGAGGATCAGTTGCGGCTTCTACCGGAGGATTGGATCGTCGCCGGGGTAGTCGGCAAGGATCATGACGGGCATTACTGCGGGCGATTTCACGACATGAGGACGCCGCTGCATTTCAACCGGACGGACGTTTCATATCCTCATCCGGTAGTCTGCTTCGACGAGTGCTGCATTTTCGTGAACATGAAGAAAGGATTTCGGTTTGACGAGACGCTCGAAGGGTTCGACCTGTACGGCACGATGGCGGTCTGCCTCGCGTGGGAGATGGGCGGGAGTGCTTGGGTGATCGACGCCTTCTGTGAGCATTACTGCATGCGGAGTTTCCAATGGGTTCCCGACAAGATTTTCGAAGAACGCTTTATGTTTTTGCACAAAAGATTCCCTGATGCCCCACGGATCGACACGACTGTCCTTGGCATCCCGCAGAAAGGCGATCCACCCAGGTGGGATGTGGCGGAGGAAATGTTGCCTGAGCAAATCACGGCGAACAAGGAGGCGATGGCGACAAACTAAAAGGTGGACAGTGAAGATTCCAAGGGTCGCCCTCCGGCGGACCTTTTCTTTTATGTGGCGCGTTTTGTGACGTTTAACCCTCAGACAAATACGATCAGGAGGAACGACAATGAGTGCGATCGGCGGGCGGCTGGCTTCTGTGCGCTACGGAGCGAACTTGGTTGCAGGCATGGGCACGTGGACCCTCAGCGGTTTCGTCCCCGACGTTCTGGAGGCGACCGCGTTCGGAGACACGGTGAAGACGTTCGTGGAAGCGGGTATCGGCGACGGGGGGACGTTCTCGTTCTCCGGCAACTATGATCCTGCGGACACGGACGGACAGGTCGCACTGAACGCGCTGGCGAACACGGGCGCGGAGTTGACGAACCTGTACTTCTACGAGACCACCAGCGTGTTCTGGCGGGTGGCGGCTGGTGGCAAGCTCATCATCACGAAGTTCGGCGGGATCCAGTTGGCGAAGAACGCCCTTGCTACGGTTTCCTTCGAGGGGAAGGTTTCCGCGAAGGCGATGGAGCGGGTTATCTAACACAGCATCAGACCCCAACGGGGAGGAAAGATGAGATTCGATCTATCGGACGACGCGAAGGGCGAGTGGTTCAAGTTCTTCCGGTCGGAGATCAAGGAGAACGGCGATGTGACGTACCTTGACCCGGAACCTGACGCCGGACGTGTCCGCATCCGTATCGCGGGCACGGACGTTATCGAAAGCATCAGGGAGCAGACTCGAAAAGTCATCAAGGAGTTCGTGCTCAACAAGCAATCGCGCAAGATGGAGCGCGTGGAGTACGAGGATCAGACGCCGGAGCAGAAGAAGAAGGAAGGCGAGTTGATCTGGGATCACGCCATCCAGGGGTGGGAGGGGATCCTCGACAAGGACGGCAACGAGATCCCCTGTACCACGGAGAACAAGGTGAAGTTGATGGGTATCCCGCAGTTCGCCCGGTTCGTTGGTAGGTGCCTCCAGATCATCACCGGGGCGAACGCGGGGATGGCAGAGGATGAAATAAAAAACTCATAGAGGTCGCGGAATGGCGGGTGGATTACCAGCCCAACTGTGACGCCTGCCGCGACCTCTATGGGCGTCGTATCCCTCCGCAGGACCCTCCCTGCGATACCTGCCGTCCGGTAATGCTCGATGAGAACGAAGACGCGATCACGCTGTACTCCATCGTCCAGAATCAGTGGATCATGGGGCAAGGTGGGCCGGTGGATATAAATCACTTGGCCGTCTGGGAAGCGATCGACCGGTACAGGGTTAGCAACGGTCCGGCTACTTTCAGGAAGATCCTCGCGCTGTCGCGATGGATGCTGGAGCGGATCAACGAGAAAAGGGAGTAGGGATGCGCGTTGCCAACTGGAAAGCAAAAGAGATCTTCAGCCAGGTGCGCGAAGAGGCGATCGTCGCCGTCATCGGCGTGATGGACGATGTAGCGGCGGCGGCTAGGGCAAGATGTCCGGTCGGCACCGTCACGCGGTCGGGGGAAACAGTGCTTAGAATGGTATCGTTCACTCCGACAAGGGGCCGCGGGAAGGGACAGTCGGTATCCTTCATGGGGAAACAATGGACCGGGCGGGAACCGGGCTCCTTGCGGGGTTCCATCCGCCGGGTTCTGAAGTCTGACCGTCCCGGTAATGTGCGCGTGTACGCCGGGAATGCAAAAGTAGTATACGCTCACATGGTTGAGTACGGGACTGCCAAGATGTCCCCGCGTCCGTTCATGCGGTTCGCGTTTAGCGAGATGAAGAACGGACTCATCGACAGGATCGAGAAGGGCATCCAGAAGGTTCCTGAGGTGAAGAGATAATGTCTGTCGGAAGTATTTTTTTAGAAATCGACCTCGACGCCTCCCGCTTTGAGCGCAACCAGCAGAAGCTCATCAAGAGCGCGACCACTACCTCCTTAAGCATCGAGAAGAACTTCCAAAACCTCGGCGTGAAGTCCGACGCGATCTACGAGGCGATGCGCCGGAGCGCAACCAACTCGCTGGAGATGATCAAGGCGAAATCTACTTCCACCGGGAACGAGATCGCACGGGCGCAGCAGGCGCACGCGGAGCAGATCAAGCGTATCAACGAGCAGCAGTTCGGTCACCAGGCGACGCTACTTGAAACCATGAAGAAGAACTGGCTTGCCACGACCGCCGTCATCACAGCGGCGTATTTCGCCGTGAGCAGGGCTTGGAATTTCGCGGAGCAGGCCGCGCAATATGAGCAGTCTCGTTCTGCGTTCCGGGGCATGGCGCAGAGCATGGGGGCCGACGCCGAAGAAGTGTTCGGCAAGATTAAGCGGCTCTCCAGTGGACTGATCGACGATAAGGCCCTCACGCAGAGCATGAACACGGCGCTTTCTCTCGGCATCCCCATTGAGAAGCTCGGCGACTTGATGACAATCGCCCGGGCGAAGTCCAGAGACATGGGCATCACCGCGACGCAGGCGTTCGATGATATCGCCCGTGGTATCGGGCGGGGATCGCCGCTGATCCTCGACAACCTCGGGTTGATGCTGAAGCTCGGGTCGGCGAACGAGGCGATGGCTGCCGCCGTCGGGAAGACGGTCGATCAGTTGACGGACAAGGAAAAGAAGCTCGCGATCCTGAACGCCACGATCGACGCGGGCAAGGAGGCCCTTTCCCGGCATAACCTGGAACTGCTGACGATGAAGGAGCGTTTGGACGCGCTGAAGGTGCAGATCACGGACATCAAACTCATCATCGGGGATGTTCTCCTTCGGCTTGGAGCGGGGTTGGTCGCCACGTTCCAGTCCGTCGCTTCTTTTGGGACGGCGGTAGCCGGGTTAATCATGGGGCCGATCATAGCCCTTGTGTCGATCACGGATCATTTAGGCATTACGAAGGGGAAGGCGGAAGAGTACAAGATCGCGATGGATGCGATGGCGGCGTCAGCGCAAGACCTGGCGGAGAAGGCGAACAGGAACTTCGAGCTTATGAGGCTGGGCATGAAGGAGGTTTCCGCACCTGCCCCGCGGCGTGGTACGGGCGGGGACGACAAGGGGGACGGGGCCGACAAAGCAGCCGCGGAGATAGCGCGTAAGGCTCGCGAGAAGGAAGTCGCGAAGATGTGGGCCGAAGAGGGCAAGCTCGTCCACGACGCGCTGATGGCCGAGGCTGGAATGACGCAGGAGTACCACGACACCCTCCGCAAGTTGGACGACGAGGCGTGGGCGGAAGAGAAAAAGATGGCGGCTGCCATCGTGGAGTTGGACCGCAAGCGGTACGCTGAAGAAGGCGCGATCGCGATGGACGCCCTCGCCGCCGAGATGGGCATGACGCAGGAGTACCTAGATACCGTCCGAGGGATGAGGGACGCCGAGTTCGAGGCATGGAAGGAGATAAACGACCCCGCGGCGATGGCCGACTTCTACGACTCCATTGTCGGGTACGAGCAGGAGGCGCACGACCGGAAGGTCGCGCTGATCGAGGCCGAGCGGGATGCGAGGATTGCCGCCGGTATCGACGCAACCGCCGCCGCGAAGAAGGCCTCGCAGGAGATCGGGGAACTCGACCAGAAGATGTTCGAGAAGAAGGCCCGGCAGGTGTTCGATGCCGCTGGGGATATGGCCTACGCGTTCGACGCCATCGGTTCCATGTACGACAAGAACTCCGCCGAGTACGCAAAGATGCAGGAAGCGGCGAAGGCGATGATCGTCCTCCAACAGGCCGTCGCTGTCGCGAACGCCGTGGCCACGATCGCCAACCAGGGCCTCGGGGATCCCTATACCGCGTTCGCCCGCATCGCGGCGATGGCGGCGGCGATGGGGTCGCTGTTGGCCTCTGCCGGGATGTCGTTTGGCGGTGGCGGGGCCTCTTCCGCCGCTGCGCTTCCCGCCTCCACCGTCCTCGGCGCGGAGGCAGGCACAGGGAGCGAGTCCATCTCAAAGTCGTTGGAACTTCTGGAGGACACCTACAACCTGGAATACCGGGAGTTGACCGGTATTCACAACTCCATGAAGGAGTTGAACACGAACATCACCGCGCTGGTGACAAGCATCGTACGGACGGGGACGGTTGGTACCGGTGCAGGCATCTCGGGACTTGGTTTTGATCCCGGAAAAGCGCAACAGTGGGCGATGAGCGGGATGGGTAAGGCGTATGTATCCTCCATGAGTCCGATGAACTTGTTCGGCGGTCTGCCGTTTACGTTCATGGATAATAAGATCACGGATATCGCAAACAGATGGTTCAGCGACGCTATCGGCTCGATCTTCGGTGGCGGGACGTCGAAATCCTTGGAAGGCACAGGGATTGAGTTTAAGGGGCAGACCGTCGGCAGGATCATCGCCGGGGAATACATGGACGCGGTGTCGTACGCCCTCATCAAAACGGTGAAGGACGGGGGCTGGTTCCACTCGGATAAGACTTCTTATCAGACGATCTACAAAGCGTTGGACGGGGACGTGTCCAGACTGTTCCATCTTGTTTTCCAGAACATGAGCACGACGCTCGCGGAACTGGCGAAGGGTCTCGGATCGGATGTGGACGCAGTGCTCGCGTATCAGTTCAAGGGAGAGCGGATCAATCTGAAGGGGATGACCGGCGAGGAGATCGACAAAACACTCTCCGAATATTTCTCGAAGGTAGGTGATGTGGCGGTCGAGGCTCTTTTTGGGGAACTTATTACTCAGTACCAGCAGCTGAACGAGGGCCTGTTCGAAACCGCCGCTCGTCTGGTGGTCGACAAGGCTATCGTTACCGAGATCCTGACGATGACGAATCAGGGGTTCCCAGGATCGACTGCGGCGGTCATAGCCTTCTCTGAAGCGATCATCAAGATGGCGGGCGGCTTGGAGGAGTTGCAGGATGCGGCCGCGACGTATTACGACAAGTTCTTCTCCGACGCCGAAAAGCAGGTGAGGTTGCAGGGGCAACTCTCCGATGCGCTGTCCGACTTAAATCTGTTCCTGCCGGCCACGCGGGACGGGTATCGCGCCATCGTAGAGGCACTTGACCTATCGACGGACGCCGGTAAGGAGGCGTACGTATCCCTGCTGAAGTGGTCCGGGGCGGCTGACGATTACTACTCCGCCGTCGAGGATGCAGCGGACGGAACGATCAAACTGACGGAGTCCCTGAAGAAGCAGTCGGCTGCAATCCAAGCGTGGCTGAACGACATCAACCTGTCCTCACTCGCGCCCGTCGTGTCCCGGGAGGCGTTTAGTGCGGAGTATGAGCGGCAGAAGACGTTGGCGACCGCTCCCGGCGCGACGGAAGGGGATCTCTCCTCCTTCTTGGGGTACGCAAAGGAATACCTTCAGTTCATGCGGACGTACGGCGGGGATTATCAGGCGGTGTTCGACGCCGTTGTGGGTGATGTTGCGCAACTCGGCGAGGTCAAGGACGCGCAGGTCGCGGCGATTCAAGCGGCGGATGCGGCGGCGCGGGATGCAGCTGCGCGTCAGATCGAGATGCTGCGCCTGCAACTTGATCTGTTGTCCTCGCAGACTCCGTATTTGGAAGACATGCCGCGAGTAATAAGAACACTGACGGAAGCCGATCGCATCGCGAGAGATGCTGCGGAATCCCGTTACATACCAGAGTACGCCATCGGCGGATTAACCTATGGTCCGTCGATGGCCGGGGAACGAGGGCAGGAGTGGGTCGTGCCGACCTATGAGCCGCAGCGTTCGCGGTTCCTGGAGAACGTGCCGCCGCAGTTTTGGGAGAACCTGCATGGGGGAGGGGTATCGCAGGGCGGCGGGGGAGATATCACCGTGCGCGTGCCCGTGTACCTCGACGGGAAGGTGGTCGCGGACGTGGTGGCGAAGCACGTACAGAGAAACGCGAATCTGGCCGATGCGATAAAGAGGGCGGTAAATTGAGCGCCGTTGAAATGTACGATTTTTTGGCCACGATCACCCCCGACTATAACGCCGCCATCGGCATCACCCCGCAGGGGGTGGTGTCGGAGGAGTCGGCGAAGAACGGCATGGTCCACATGGGCGCGGACGGGTCCGAGGAACGGATCGCGTTCGGCACGGCATCCATCTTCTACATCACGATCGGTTGGAACATCCTCTCTGAAGCGGACAGCGGGACTATTTTCGACTGGTACAACGATTCCGCGAAGGCGAACGGGATGCAACGGTCGTTCAAGTATGCGTTTGGAGACGGCCACACATATGTGGTTCGTTTTTCTAGCGAACTGTCGAGGTCAGGGCAGGCCATGTCGCGGCTGTCCATCCAGGGCGTGCGGCTCCGCGTATTAGGCCGGGTGGTCGATTAATGGAAACCTTCAGCACTCGCCAACTGGCCTGCATTGCCTCGGCTAACAAGACGGTTACATGGAATTTTCGCATAACCGACAACCTCGACAACACCTATTACTGGTCCACCGGCACGCAGGCGTCCTCCGGTTCCGAGACGGTAGTCTCCGGTGCGCTCATGGCCCCCGGTTCCTACACGGGGTCGGAGTGGGAGCGGGCGCACACGTTCAAGATCGTCAACTTCGGCGGGATCACACTGCGGCGGTCGAAGTCGGAATCCGGCATCCACGCGCCGAACGATGTCTCCTTTTCCATCGTCAACAGTGGGAACGTGTTGGACGCCGTCAACTTCTCTGGCGGCACGGTCCGCATCGGCCTCGTGATCGACGACGGGTCGGGGAAGGAACTGTGCGGCTCGTGGCGGTTCCGCATCAAGTCGGCGTCGCCGTACGCGCAGCAGATAGACGTGACGTGCGAGGATTTCTTGCAGGAGTACTTGCAGGGGTCGTATCCGAACACGCGGCTGATCTCCGACATCTTCCCGGTGGCGGACGGGGTGGCACCGGATAGCATGTGCATTCCGGAACCGTATGGGACGGCCTACATCCCCTTGCGGTCCGTGTACGCGGGAGCGGCCCGGTACTATATCCTCGGCGACCCGGCGAACACGTTCACGATCGACGAGGTACGGTCCCCCCGGGAACTCGGTGCGAAGATTACGTGGACCTCGGCGGGGTTCACGTTCCAACAGTCCACCGTGGCGGACGGTGCCGCTGTCAACTGGCGGATGTTCCAGGCGATGATCGCGGATGGGAATCCAGGCATCTTCATGTCGGGCGACCGCATCCTCGACGTGCCGACGAAGTTCCGGAGGTCGGACACGCAGGGAGATTTGAAGACGAACCTCCTACTGTATTCGGAGCAGTTCGATAATGCGGCGTGGAATAAATCCAATGTTACGGTAAACGCAAACGCGACAACAGCACCCGATGGCACGATGACCGCAGAGCGAATTACGCCGACAGGCGCGGGGTTATCGTTTGTAACTCAAGGTGTTACTGGAATTGTCGGGGTTGAATATACTTTCTCCGTGTATGCCAAGAAAGATATATCTGATCGGTTGATCTTCGAATGGCACTCCGCTACGTGGGCAGAAAACACACTCACAGTATTTGATTTAACTAATGGCGTTGTCGTCAGCGGTGCGGACGGGGATGGGATTACTCCGGTAGGCAACGGGTGGTATAGATGCTATGGGAAAAGAACCGCGATAAGCACTAGCATCTCAAATGCTTTCTTCATAGACCAATATCCAACGGGGGGCGTTGGGAATAGTATTTTTTTGTGGGGCGCACAATGCGAAGTGGGAGAAAGTTCCTCTCCGTATATTCCGACGACCTCTGCGGCAGTGTCACAGTATTACATCAACCCCGCCGAGGTGATCCGGAGGGTGCTCCGCAACATGGGGCTGCTGGATTACGATCTAGACCTCGCCTCCTTCGACGTGGCGAAAGAAACCTTCATCGCTTGGAACCTGAGATGGAACTTCGCGCTCTACTACAAGGAGGACCGGAAGGCCGTACTGTCGCGGCTCCTCACCATGTGCCACTCGGCCCTCGTCATCGGCGAGAAGATCAGATTGCAAGTCCTGTCGAAGACATCGCAGGCGACGGTCACGAACGCCGAAGTCCTAAAACCGCAGGGGCAGGACGTCGGACAGGATACGTTCCGGTACGTGGACGCCATCGCGGAACGAACCTCCGACAGCGGGTACGTTGCGTTCCAGCAAACGGGAGAATCGCAGGATCAGTTCTTGAAGATCCTCGTTCCCGCGAAGTCGGCGACGGACGTAAAAGACGGAGAGGTCATCACGTTCCCGGGCGTGCAGGATACGCAGCAGGTCCAGAAGCTCGGGACGCTCTACTATCAGCGGAAGTTCTTGAAGGCGGCGGACGTATCCTTCACCGGCAAGGGAACGCTTCTCGCGTTGCGGCCCGACGATGTCATCACCGTCAACTACGCCGACTACGGCGGGTCGTACAACGTCCTGATCGACGAGTTGACGATCAACCCGGACGTGTCCGTGTCCATCAGCGCGATCCGCTTCTCGGAAGTCCTCGATGATTGGGAGGACCTCGTTCCCGGCGCGATCACCATCGCCTCGGACACGCCGACGACCGCGTACTCACCCGTGATATCCGGTCCGGACAGCACGCCATCATCGGGCAACCTTCCGAATACGCTTCCCGGGCGGCTGCGAGTCGGGGCATCGACAAATTATATCCTCCTGGAACCTGCGTCTCCCCTGCGGGTGTCGCTGTATTCTGCCGACACAGAGCGGTTGCGGATCGGCAACCTGAACGGGTTCCTCGGCTACGTGACGGACCTGTACGGCCTCGCCATCGGCAGCGCGGCGAAGTACCTCAAATATGATTCGACGAACGGTCTGCGACTCGGTGGTTCCGGTGTGGCGCGGATCGAACTGGACCTGGAACTTGCCAGGATCTCCGTGAAGGATGCGACCGACGCGACGAAGACCGCGATGGGGTACCTCAACGGGCTGGCGAAGAACGACGGCACGGGGAACTGGGGTGCCGGGGATTATGGGTTCTGGGCGGCGGCGGGCGACAACCTGAAGATCGACGGGGACGCCGTCTACAAGTCCGGTGATTGGATCGTGGAGAACGACGGGTCGTATCTGATTCAGAACGCAGCGGCACAGACGATTATCCGGCTTGGAACTGTGTCCGGCGTGAAGGGGCTGTACATTTACGATGCGACCTCTCCGACGCAACTGCTGCTGGCGAAGTTCGCCACGGACGGAATCTTTATCGGAGACGCCAGCAACTATTTCGAGTACACAACGGCTAACGCAAAGATCCAGGCGGGGTATACGGCCCCAGGAGACGATGATACGACTGCGGGGGCGGGGCTGAAGATCGACGCCGGGAAGATCGAAGCCTATGGCGGTGATCATACGTTCGGCGGCACAATCATGTCGTCGGATGGAAACTACATGGTGTTGATCGGGAAACAACTGACGGCCACCGGATTAACAAAGCGATATCCGCTGAACAATGCGACGAACATGACGGCAGATGGGCAAATCCATCTGTATCATTTTGAAACTACGGACTGGAAGGAATTGCTGGACTTAGGCACCTCTACGTTCGGATCAGATGTAGGGGTTATTGGGGTCAGGATCAGAAACTCTCAAGTTGGCATTTATGCACAGGACATGACTGGGAATTGTACTTATGGCGAATACATCATATTACCAAGTAGTGTGGGAGGTACCGCTGGCTCCGCAGGCAAATTCATAAACTTACGCTCAGGTGAATCAATTGGCATTGAAGGGACAGGGAAATACGGGGGAAAATTCTCTGCAAAAACAGGCGGTGAAGGCGGCCCAATAGTGTTAGCCCCTTCGACAGATGCACCTGCTCCCTCTCACTCTGCTGAAAAAGGAACTCTCTGGGCCACCTCTGCCTGTGTTCTTTACATCAATAAAGACGGATCGACCACATGGGAGAAGGTTGGAGCACAGTGAGAATATCTAAGGGAGAAAAGATCATGAAGCAATACGCAGTACCTGAAAAATTAGTTAATTCGATCCTGAATTATTTAGGTTCCAAACCCTACATAGAGGTCGCCCCGCTGATTGGGGCACTCGGCCAGATACAGGAAATCCCGCCCGCTCCGCTCGCAGTCGTCCCGTCGGAAAACAAGGGGGAATAGATGGCGATTATTACTGTCCATCACGGGTTGCGGGTGCTGACCGGTGGTGCTGCTAACGCCCTGGATGCCATCGACGGCAACTCGCTTCTCGACGGGGACGAGGCGGTAGTCATGTCGGGCGGGAACTATTACATCTTTCTGATGGATGCTGTTTCCGGGGCGGCAGAGAACTCTCCTTACGTGATCGCGCCGGATACAAATGCCGGGACCAAACGATGGATTCTTCAGGCTCCGCCGGGGGTAACTTATGCGTAAAGTAAAAATAATCGGTGCAATCGGACTAACGCTGTTTTTCTCTCTTTTGTTTTTACCCGCTGCGGGGGCGATCCCCTGGACGTTCGACAATAATGTAACGGTCCAGGGCGACTTGACGGTTAATGGTTCCTTCAGTTTTCCTATCACCGACAACACCATCGTGGACGCCGATATTAACTCTGCCGCCGCGATCGATGCCTCCAAGATCGGTGGTGGGAACGTATCGACCACGGAATATGATTACCTGTCAGAAGTAACCAGCGACGTTCAGACGCAACTGGTCGGCAAGCAGGCTGGGTCTTCGCGGCTTACCAACCTGTCCTCCGGCACGATTCAGGACAACACGACCATCTACGATGATATTGTTTTACGATTCGGCACCGACAATGATTTCACGCTCCGGTATAAATCCGCAGACGCTACGCTGATAATCGCACTCGACAACGGAGACTCGATGTGCACGTTCTCCAAGACGGGGAATCTGACGTGCACGGGAGAGGCTACATTCTTACAGTACAAGTCAGCGGGCACCGACAATGCCTACGGCATAAACGTGATGAACACAGAGGACCCAACCGGGGCGAATCTGGAGGGGGGGCTGTCCTGGTTCAACGGGACTTCCAACATTCCGAAGCAGCGGAACGCCGACAATACGGCAACGCTGGAATACCTTACCTCGGGTATCGCAAAGTTTTCCAAATGCACTACCATCGACAACGCTGTAGATGAAAGCGATTATCCACTTGAACGGTTCCAGCAAGCCGTCACGATCACAACGATTAAGGTGTACTCGGTAGGGGATAACGTAGTTGGTGGATTGGATAAATGTACTGGGACTAACGGGGTCTGTTCTTCGGTGACGGCAGTTGATGCTGATATTACCGCCACGGATGGTGTGGAAGCGTCTGATGACGGATCGCTTACCAACGGAGTGATAGCCGCAGGGAACAGGATTCGTTGGCATACGACGAGTCACACTGGGACGAACACTTTCGTTCAGGTGTGCTTCGACTATGTTATGGATTCGGTGAACTGACGATGAGGAAACTACTTCTCTCCATCCTGATCCTGTTACTCGCGTCCTCACTCGCCAATGCAGACGGCGTTATCAAGCGCAGAGTCGGCGGTGGCGGCGCGTCCTGCTCTACGCAGTCCTTCGATGTACAAAACACCGGGGGAGCGACAAACACCGAAGTCTTCTACATCGAACAGTACGCACAATCTTTCAAGCCCGGCGTCACCGGCGATCTATATTCTATATCGTTTGAGGTTGGTACGGCAGGGACGGAAAGATGGATAGAGGTAAGGGTGGGAACTTCTGCCAATCTCACTACCTATCTCGTACAAAAAGCGTCTTGTGCTGTCCCCGCAGGCATCGGCTATTTCGAGTGCATGTTTTCTACTCATCCCACCCTGACTTCTGGCACAACGTATTACGTTGGGTTCCAATCGTCGGACAGTTGGATAATGAAAGATGGATCTGCGACTTATGCTGACGGACAGGAGTTCTATGAATTAGCAACTGATTGGGACTTCACTGGCTCGGGAAACACGTGGGATCTCAACTTCAAAACGAAAATGTGTGACTGAGGGCGCGATGAGAAAACTATTATATGTTTTAGTGGCCCTGCTCATATCTTTCGATGTGCAAGCCGCCCTCCTCACTGGACAGACACCGGGCAGTTATTCCCTCCCGTCTGGATGGTCGCTGATCCGGACGACAGACTTTGAGGGAACGAAGCCGTCTGATGAATATTGGGGGCGCTACCAAGGAACAAAAACATCCGCGATGGCACATGGAGGGACGTACTCCGTTGGTGGGCAATACAACAATGGGCAGGATGATATCGGTTGGGAAATACAAGCATCTCCAGTAGGTACCTTCAGCGAGATATATCTGTCGTATTACGAGTACACCGAATCGCAGGCCCTATTCAATGACGAGTATATTATTTCTGAATTTGGCCTTGACGGAGCGAACCAGCGGATCTTTATAGATTGGTTTTGGGCGGGAGATTCCGCTGGGAACATGGGAATTAACGGGGCATACGCAACTCTGTCGTTTGTCAACGAACAGGGGCCGCCCGATTACACCATCTACCCAAAATACGCCGCCGTGCCGAAGGGTGCATGGGTACAGTGGGAAATACATTTACGGCCTGCATCCGCAGCGGGGGTAAGTGATGGGTTTATCCGAGTTTATAAAGACGGAGTGATGTACGCTTCCTCTGAGAACAAGTCCTTTAACTACCGTTTTGGAAAGTCGGGTAACTCGACCTATGTAGTTGCTGGTGGCCTCTATAACCGGCTCGTCTGGATGAATGATTATCCAACATGCACCTCCTGTACGGACTTGGGAGTCGGTACAGACGCTTGCACGTCGGGGATGGACTGGTGGTATCTCCCGTTCAGTTCCCCGGCATGTCCCCCTGCAACTCCAAACTTTAATAAATATTTCGATGACATCATCCTGATGAAGTTAACTGGAGCCGGAGGCGGGTACGATGCGCAACCTCCTTACACGACATCCCATGCCCCGCCCAAAGGTTCCACCGGCGTAGATAACGCCACGACGACTCATACGTTCACGCTGAAGGACGACCGTACGGACGACGAAGGAACAACGCAATCCACCATCAGCATGACTGGACCGGATGGCACGAAGACCTGCACGACGGGCACTCCAACGCTTACCTGCACGGGAACGCCCGCCAGTTACGCGATCACGTATCCAGGGATGTCACTGACCAACGATGAGGTTGCAAATTTCACCCTGACTGCGACGGATGGTGCGGGGAACATCCTGAACGAGTCGTGGAGTTGGACGGTAGAATCAGCGGCTCCATCGACCCTCTCTATTACCACCACGACTTTACCTGATGGAACGGTTGGTACACCCTACAGTCAGACGTTGGCCGCTACCGGTGGTGCGCCTCCATATTTCTGGTCTATCGGAAGCACGCCATATGATCCGGGCTACCCTTACGCACCAAGCACGACGATTTCTGGCGTGGCATGGGATTATGCCAATGTAGTCACTACCGGCCCGGGATCTGACTTGTGGCATACCGCGTGGGCTGGTGATAACAATGTGTACATGACCTGGGGGGATGGCGGCGGCCCGGACGGAACGAACTTGATGTGCCGCACCCGCTTCGGGTTGGTGAGGGCGAACGGAACGCCTCCGAACTTCACATGGACGGAGATATGGGGCTGCAAGGCGGACGGGACCGGGTGCGATGATTGGGGAGAAACGACGCATAGCGCAAGTTGTGACGCTCCTTACGGGGGAACGCTGTCGAGTTTCGGCGTACCCGATGTGCTGTTCGCTATCGACAATACCCTATATGTTGTCACGACGGCCGTCGCGAGCGCATTGATGAAAATTTCCTACTCCACGGATTTAGGGCAATCGTGGACTTCGGCTGGGTGGACCTGGGATACAGCCACCGGGTTTAATCCTTCCGGAATTGCATCGTTCGGTATGGGATATGCTGGAGCCAGAGATACTTACGTGTATATGTATGGAGGCAAGGGCGGGGATCTAAAAAACATCTATTTAGCCAGAGTTCCAAAGACGGAACTCATGACGCAGGGGTCCTGGGAATACTTCACCGGCACGGCGGCGTCTCCCGCGTGGGGCACGTGGGCTAATGCGACCTCTATCCACTACGACGCAAACAGGGTCGGGGAGAGCACTCCTTATATTTACGATTATGTTGCGGCGAAGGTTCAATATTTTCCAACGATTGCAAAGTACATCATGACGGTCAACGGAGGACAGATCCAGCAACTAAGGATCTATGATGCTCCAGAACCATGGGGGCCATGGACTACTGTATATTATAACGATTTGTGGGGTGATTACGGTGTTACGAATGGCCTGTACTACAACATCATCCCGAAGTTTACAAACGGAGCCGATACCGAGTTCTGGATGACGTTTTCAGGATACGATGTTCCAGTAAACTATGATAACTACAATCTCATCAAAGGTACGTTTACCTTAGCGGGAGCGCCGCAGGCACCCCCAACTGGATTGGCGCTTTCAAGCGGGGGGATCATCTCCGGGACGCCGACTACTGTGGAGACAAAGGCATTCACGGTCACGGCGACGGATTCGGGATCGCCGCCTGCTACGGATAACCAGGCGTTGTCGATCACGATTAACGCATCGACGCCGACTGGCGACAATACCGTTACGATTACAGCCATTACGGACACGTGGACGAATAGCGGTGAACCTGACAGGAATTACAACGACAATGTGAGTTTGCGGATATACCAGTGGCCGTTTGGGGTGGTGACAAATCGCTCTCTTTTACAAATTGACCACTCTTCCTTGCCAGCGAATATCTCTATCACCTCCGCCGCCTTGGAAGTGTACCTGACCGGCCCGACCACGGATGAAACTGATCCCATGCCCGTGTATACATATCGGGTCACGGGAACGTTGCC